CCGCGCCGCCAGGGCCTTGCGTCACCGGAGACAGCACGAGCCCTGTCGCGACCCACCCGCACGCTGGAAGCAGCACAGACGCCCATGAAGGCAGTGTTGTGCCGTTGTAGCTCATACCAAATCGAACCGTGCATGTGCCCTGCATTCCTTCAGGAATGCCCGGCAGATAATTGAATCCACCTTGCCCCTGTCGTCGGGTGACAGCGACATTCGGCTGAATGGTAAAATCTTCCGCGTTAAATGCGGCTTCAGACGCAGTAAGTGATTCTGCTGTGCCAACAGTCGCCTCGACCTTGGCTGCGAATACGCGACGACGTCTCAAAAGTCCGCTCATGTTTAGTTCCTATTTCGACACGAGCCCTTCAGCTCGCAGAATGTTGAGTTTGATCCGTCGTTCCATCTGCTTTCGCAGCTCGTCATTGATTCGCTTGATTTGCGGCTTGCCAAAATTTCGTTTCAGGTATGCACCCCAGACAGAAACGCCGAGCACATAGAAAATTGGCGTTTTTGCTTTTCCTGTTCGTTGCAAAACCAAGCCGCTCCAGCTTGGTTTGATTTGCCCTGGCCGTGGTCCCTGAAACGCACCGTTGATGCGTTGCCTTCCGCCCTGCTTGTTAATCTTGTACGAAACTCCCCGCTGGTCTTGACGTGCTCCAAAATGCTGCAAGCCCAATCGTGGCGTTTTCTTAATTCGAACTGTGTTTCGCGGGTTTTCTGCTGTCGCCTTTGATAACACTTTTGTGGATTCTTCTGACTTTGCTTTTTTGATCGCAATAACGCTTCGAACGTCTCGCCCGATGTCCAATTTCGTTTTCTTCGCAGTCGCGTTGATTGCCGCTGCCAATTCTCGCCCGAATTTCTTTTTCGCTTTGCCTACCGACTCACGCAACCGCTTTAACTGCTTTGCGTCGATGTCGATGGCAATCATGCTGACACCGTCGTCGGATCGTTTTCGGGAACTCGATACGTCACAAGCAACGTCACCATCACTCCGCATCGCCCGCCAGTTTCCTCCGTGTAAGATTCAATTGGCCCGAGCGTTGTGTTGATTGCCAGCCCGCTCCATTGATGCCAGTTCGCTGCATTTGTTGCGGCTGTGATGATGTCCGCACCCATGCGATTTTTAAACGTGTCAATCGCCGTAGTGTCGTCGTCGGACGGCTTTACAATTCCAGCAACGATGACCGGCATGTCATAAGCGATTACGGGTGGATTCCCCGGATAGCTCAACTCTGCATTTGGCACAGGATCGCCATGCGAAACCACGACAACCAAGTCCTTCGGCTGCCACGTCGCAATCTGTGCCGAACGAACGGCTGTAGAAAACGCCACAGCCATGCGGCTGCGGACATTTGCTACGATTCGTTCATTGACAGGCTCTGTCATTAAACCACCGCAAACTGACAGACCCCAGCGTCTTGCGACATCAGAGTCATAAAAGAAAACCGTTTTGGAAGTGTCTGTCCAACCTTCAACACAAACTCAAGTTCATCTTTGCCGATGTTGATTTCGCTGGATGCGATTCCAGACCGGCAAGAGTTGTAAACGCGAATCGTTGCTGTCGGTAAAACAGCGTTACCAGAGGCATCAAAAATGGCGGGCGGGTTACGCTCGATAATGGCGAGAATCGGTCGTCTCCCGCCGCCATTTGGAAAATAGACAACCGACTCCCCGAAGTTGTCGAGCAACATCGGGAACCCTGCGGCTGCAAAGTGTGAGTCGAACGTCGTTGGCATCAATCAACCTTAGAGTGTCGTAACGTTGCTGAGCAGATGCCCCGCCTGTGGATACAAAACGACCTCGTCCACATCGTGGCGAACGCGGATCACGTCGCCGCGTACACGCTCGTCTCGATAGCTTTCGACCGTGCCACCGATGGAAGATCCATCTTGTGACCAGTGAAACGTGCGACCGATGCAGGCGTCTCGCATGTCCGGACTCGTTGAAACGCGACAAACCATCGCATACTCGCTCGACCAAATTTGAGTCGGGGAAGCCGCTTGACCTTCCTTGGCGTTGTTCTTGCTGGTTCCGGCGACGATGACGTAATCCAGGTCAAATACTTGAGCGAGCATCTGAACAGTGATGTCGCTTGGCTTTGATGGATTTCCGGCACCGGCAGATTCAACGCGGTCAATGATCTGATCAAGGTTCCGCAAGTTTCGAAAAACCTTACGATTGATGATTAGAGCGTTCGGCCACAATCCTGAGTTGTCGTACACTTTTTGAACAGCCGCTTCGACATCTGTAATCGGGACGGCATTTGTTGTGTGGTTGACGTCCCATTCATTCGTGATGGCCGTTGTGAGGCTGGCACCGTTCCACGTCGTCGCGTTGAACACGGCATCCGCAACTCGCTGCTCTGCATTTCGCAACACGGAAGAAAAGGCACGCATTGTGCTGATCTGTTCCGCTTGAAAATACTCGGAGTACATTTTCGATTCACGGTCATCCACAGGCTCTTCCGCCCCGTGTTCTTCCGTTGCGTAGACTGCTGGCTCAAACGTCCAGTTCCCGCGAGCGTAGCCGCTTCCGGGTGCTCGTTTCGTGTCACGCTGCTGAAGCAGTTGCTCCAACGGAATCTTTCCAAAGTTTCCGGCCTGACTCTGCACATTGATTACAGGAAACACCTGCGTTGCAATGTAGCCAGCCTTTTCGGACTCTAAATCGAACTCAAGGAACGTGGCCAAATCTGGCCGCTGTGTAGCCAAGCTACTTGAAGGACTAGGCATTGCATTTCTTTCTTCCCGATGCAACGCGATTTATGAAACATGGTAAAAAGTCGCCGGGCTTTGGTGGCCACCGCCACCCGGCAACGCATCGGGCTTCTTTAGGCGACTGTGACAGCCTTTAAGCTGACCGTGTGCCATTTCAGGTTGTAGGCCACAAGAACGATGGTGGCCCCGGCAAATGCCGCAAAGGTTGCTGTCGTCTTGGCTCCGCCGGTCACGCCGTCTTCGATCAGGCTTGTCGCTGTAATCGTGTGGGCAAATGCTGTCGCGGAAGTTACAGTGAGCAGCAAGCCGTCCTGCGCGGCTGTTGGGGCTGCCAGTGTCATTGCAGCGAGTGAACCTGTTTTGGTGATGACAACTGTTCCGGGAACAAGTGCAATCGCCCCGCTCGCAGCCGCAAGAGTCACGCCGTTCTGCACGGTCTGATTGATTGGCTGCACTTCAATGATGTCACCATCGGCAGTGACGGTTTCCTTGGCAATGCCTTCGACATTCCCGTTCGCGACTGCGGACACCTTTCCGGATGCTGCGCCGTAAACGTAATTTCCCTTGGTGATTGCTGTCGCAGCAACCATTTTCTGAGTGCCTTCTGCCGTCTTGACTCGCACTGAGCAAGGCCCAGCCGCAACGCATGGCAATTCCATCGTGCCGAATGACTGATCGAGTGCACCGGCAACAGCAACAGCACCTGGAGTTTTCACTCGAAGATACTGAGCAACAGCTGCGGCAGCTGTATCTGGCACAACTGGTGTTTCGAAATACTGACTCATGATATTCGTTCCTCACAGAAGTGATGATTGGTTGAAATTAACGCCGCGAATCAGCGAGCGTTCGCTTCTGCGAGAAACGCCTCGCGAAGTCCCGGGTGGTTGCGGTTCGCCAATGCCACCGCCTTCATCTTGTTATTGCCGGTCTTTGCCATTGCGGCATCGACGGCCTGATTCCAGCGGACACTGGCAGACGGTCCACCTGTGCGAGCTTTGGCAACTGGCTTGACGCCTGACTTTGCTTTGGCTTCGACCTTTTTTTCCTCGTCTTCCATTGCCATCGCTGGCTCTTCTTCTTCGTCTTCTTCGCTTTCCATCGCCTTGGCTTTTTCTTCATCCATTGCTTTGTACTTGGCGAGTTCTTCCTGCATTGCGGAGACCTGCTTTTTCAGGTCTTCGTTTTCGCTCATCATTTCCTCGGCAGCGGCTGAAGCCACAGACGCCATCGGCAGTGACCGTTCAAGGCACTTCACGATAAAATCTGACTTGGCCTTCGGGTATGCCGCTTTGATCTCTTGAATCGTGGCGGCGACTGGTGCGATAGACATTGGTTTTCCTTCTGTCTCGCGGTTCTCGCCGTCCGAGCCTGCTCCGAATAGAGCAGCAACAACTCCGTGCGGCATGGTTTTAACTTTCGCAAACGCTCGCCCGATAACAGGCTGTCCGGCAATTCGTTTCGCCAGTCCCATCTCAACAGACTGCTGAGCGTTCAGGTATGTTTCGTTTTTCAGAATCGCCTTAATCTCGTCTTCGCTCTTTCCGGATCGCTGAGCGTAGGCAGACACCATTGACGACTTGAGCTTGCCCAGCATCTCGGACTGGCGGGCAAAGTCTTCGTCGTCACCCTCAACCTGTGCGTAGGGGTTGTGGAGCATCATGTAGCCGTTGCTGCTGATTTCGACGTCATCGAATGCACAGGCAATGAAGGAAGCAATTGAAAACGCTGACGACTCAATTGAAAGCGACTTCGGCCCCTGATACGCGGCGAATGCGTCGTGAATGGCGAAACCCTCGAAGACCGATCCGCCTTCGCTGTGAATCTTGACCGCAATTGGTTCCGTGCCGTTTTCTGGCAATTGCTCGCGAACCATCGCTGCGGAGATTTCGCCGTCTCCGGTTCCAATGACCCCATCGATTCGAATTGTTTTTGTCATGCTGTCACCTTGGCTTTCGCCTTGCGTTTAGCCGCTGGTTTCGGTTTCTCCGGTGGCTGCTCTGCCGTCTTTTCCTGTACGGCAATTGCCGCCGGATCTTGCATCGCCATTGTCGTTCCGGCTGGCATCGGCAACGCGATCAGATCCCGCCAAGTGATCTGTGGTCCATTCGGAAACTCTGCGTTAATCGCAGCAGCTTGCGTCTGTGCCCTTTGGATGGCGAACGCATTGTCGGCAATCGACTCTTCTGCAATCTCTTCCCAATCCTTGCCCCGCGCCGCGTGCAAACGTCGCGGAGACGTCAACGCATTCTTCAACTGCTCAGCATCGCCCTGAGCGTCTGCCACTGGCTCGATGTATGACCACGTCGGCAAATTCCAGTTATGTCGAAAAATCGCATCGCCCAACTTGCTGGCGGCTTTGCGAAGTGCTGCGTCTTTTGTTTCTTTCAAGTGCTGCGATAACTTCCAAATGTACGCCGGTCGATTCAAGCGTCTCACCAGATTCTGCTGGTCGGCAACGAATCCTTTGCGAGCCTCATCAACTGCCCCACGCCATCCGGAAAAGTTCGTCTCGCTGCCATCCATCAAGACCAGACAGAGAGGCAGGCCAAAGTTCACGCCGATGATTTGCAGGATCAACTTGACCTGCTGAAAGTATTCGGAGTTAGGAACGTTCGGGCTGAACCCTTGCAGTTCTTCCCCTGGCTGGCCGATGACTTCCATACCGGGCGAGACGCCTTCGAGCTGTCGCGTTCCGGCCTGCGTTGTTTCAACTGTCGCGTCACCGTAAGCACTGTCAGCGGATGGCAGACGATTTCCGCCAGCCGCCATTTTGCGGAACACTGCAAAGCAACTAACAACTTGCTGCTGCACGAGCTTTGCGAAGTTGATGTCTTCTAGCATCCCGGATATTGAAAACACCGGGGCCAACTGAGTCACGCCCCGGGTAGGATTGACTCGCTTCGGGTTGTAGACATGAAAGACCTGCCGGATACCGTCTTCGTTGCGGACATCAATCGAAGTGCATTCTCCGAACTGACCAAACTCGCTCAACTCTTCCGCAACGTGGTACTGCTCACGTCGGCCGACTCGATTCGTCGTGACTCCGAGAAACGTGTCTTCAACCTTCGACTTCGTGCGAATCAAATGTGATTCCAGAAGTTGAAACGATCCCTCCTCGGTTCCAGTGACGACGATGTCGCCATCAATCGATTCACTTCGGCAGCATTGCCGCTCAATTTCTTTCCAAGTGGTTTCGCCAGTAACGTCGCACTGGTCCGGGTCAGTTGAGAAGTCCTCCCACCATTGCCACAGTGCATCGTTGACGCCTTTGTCGGGAGTCTTCGGATCAAGCGTAAAGCCACTTTGGACGATGTTGTCAACGCGACGATCAGCCAAAATGCCGACAAGTGCGTCGTTGCGGTCCATGTCCCGAGCTTGTTCGATTAGCTCGTAATACTTTGACTCGGTGCGAAAGTGATAGTCAGGACCGCTGCCCATCGTGGCAACGCCGGTGCGTCGTCGAACAAAGCGACTGTGCCGCGTGGCGTCGTAGTCTGCCCGAATGTCAGCAAATGCGGACTGAATGTTGTTGGGCTTCGCGGTCATCTGAAGTTCGTCCCCGCTCCGAGGAATCGAACTGAGCTTGATCCGCCTGCCGTCGTTGTCGCGTTTGCCGCGATGTAGTCGCGTGCCCGCTTGAGCATCGACTCAACGTAATTCTTGCCGATTGACAAAGAGCTGCTTTGGTTGCTCGCAGACTCTGCCCGAAGAATCAACCAGCGATTTGCAGCCGTGGCAAATGAACGCGCACGGGCAACGCTGCCGACTTCTTCAAAATCGGCGTAGTTGAGTAAATCGGTTTCGATGTCCGCGATTACCATGCACGGACGATAGCACGAAATCTGATTCGTGAAATATGTAGCGGATAATCAGATTATCAGTTGACGATATTCTCCAGAATCCACCGAACAGCCTGTGCCCGATTGTTCACCGGCTTGCCGTCTGCAGTTTTCGCTCCGCTGTCTTCCAGCGTCCGCAACTTGTCCCGGAGAATGCGAGCCTGAGCGCGTGACATTCGCACATCGACGTTGCGGGGGATGTAGCCCTCACACGCCGGAGGATTCTCCAGCTTTGTCGCGACTGGTTGCCGAGGCTGTTCACTGACTTCGGTGCCGTCAATTCGTGGAAGCGGTTTCGCCATTATCGTCTCTCCGTTGCAAGGAATGGTTGCCCGTGAGGATTCACAATCGGTGGTTTCGGTTCTGACTTTTGCACTTGCTTGATCGGTTCCGGCTCTGGAGCCACAAGCCTCAACCCAGTGCATCCGGCCGCCGCACATGCCAGTGCGTAAGCGTCAAGCCAGTGGTTGTTGTTCTTGTCGTGGACAATCCATTGACGCTTATTGACCTTCCCATCGACCGGCACGAGCTGTTCTGACTCGCTCACCATGTGGCGGGCAAACTGCAGATGAAACTTCATGTCAGCGTGTGGCGGATCAAACAGAGCAACACTGCCAGCCAGTCGCGTGTGGTCCATGAAGGCATCAACCAAGAATCTGTCCTGCCCCCACTTTTTCCAGAACTCCGTGTTCACGTTGTAAAGCCACATTTCGCGCCGCTTGCTGTCGGCCGTCTTGTGTGCGTAAGCCTGCAGGAATGGCTCATAGTCTTCGGTTTGCTTCTTCTGTCGGAAGCGGTCCATACTGTGACCCTTCGACGGATAGAACGGGGCTCCCATCTGATGGCAGAACTCGTAAATCGATTCTGAGAAGTCCCCCGAGTCGACCAGCACGAGCAGGGGCTGCGCATCCGCGAACACGTCGCCGTCCGCGAATTGCTTTAGGCTTGCGACAATGGCCAGCTCGATTGCCTGCTCGCTGGAGAATTTCGACAGGCCATGAGTTTCGACCACTCCATAGTCCGTGACCCACGAAACAAGATCCCGAGTGCAGGACAGTTTGACCCAGTGTGATTTGTATTTGCCGATATCGATGCCGACGAATGAGAACACCCGCGCGTCCGGAATTTCGCCCTGCTGCAACCCCGACAACTGGCCAGCGACTCGCCCAGGAGTCAGCGTCGACGTTTCAGCCTGTTCCTCTGGATCTGGGTCGTTTTGGTATTCAGCTTTGAACGCTGACAGATTCGTGTCGGCAATCTTGTTGTAGGCTTCCTGAATCGCTGAATGCACCGCCTGTCGTCCGTCCTTCAGCGTAATCTCTTTGAAGTTGTCGGCCAGCATTACAACGCCTAGGTGCATCGCGTCACGATTGGCCAGATAGAACTCAACAGCATCCATCCCGTGCCGGTCGCCGTCTCGCTGTGCTTTGCGTCTGCGGGCGATGTATTCATCCCAAAGGTCCAACCGTTCCGGCCACGATTGAATCCAGCCGTACCGCTCGCCCTCCCATGCTGGCTTCTGCTCTGGATCGGTGAACTGAGCGGAAACGCAGTAGGTGTTTTGCAGCGTCGTGACCATCACCATTGCCAGCGGCTTGTCCTGGCCCTCCAGTCCTTCAATATCCTTCTCGATGATCTCGATGCGGTCTTCAATCTGCTGGAGACTCTTGGCTGATTCGCGTGTCTCAGGGTCGTCGATGATTAGGCAGTCGGGCCTGTCGTCGTCGATGTTCATGCCTCGAAACGCGGCATCAAGCCCAGCGAAGGCCATCTTGACCCCACCGAATGGCGACCACTCTTTGCCGAGTGACTTCAGAAAGTCATTGGCGTTGCCCGGCACTCGGGGGAGTCTCAGGAAGTCGGTCGAACTCCAGTTGATGTGCGTCAGATGTCCGTCGACGTGTTGACGTGCGGCTCGCTGCGGAGCTCCTTCAAGATGTCGGACGGGGGCGCAAATTTCCGGAAAGTCCTGATACAGCAGATCATTGTTCCCCCACTCATTCCGATAGTCGCGATAGATGCGTCCGGCGAGATTGGTTGTCGCGCAGATCGGCACGATAAACCGCACCAGCTCCCGAGCCGTTGCATAGATCAGCATTCCTTTCACAATCGTTGATTTGCCGCGTCCTCGTGGGGCTGCTACGGCTTTCTTGCCGCCAGTCGTGGCTCTGTCATGGATTGTTTGAATGATGCGGCTGTGAACCTTGCCGAATGACTGGGTGAATTTCTTCGGCATGTAGGTGCGAAGGAACAACTCGGGATCTGCAAGGCATCGAAGGCGACGGGCAGGATGAACGCACTGCGGAATATCGATGCGAGCGGACTCGGACCTCTTGGCACGCTTGCGGGTTGCGTCTTCGGATCGGTCATCGCTCACCAGTTCTCGCTGTGGCGTTCTCTTCAGTTCGGCCAGCAAGGATATCTGCCTGTCTCGCGGCATGCTCGATAAGATCCGGAGCAATTCCGAGTTCGGCAGCGATTGCATCATACTGATCGTTTCTTGTGACCACACGAACATCAATCACCTTGTGCTCATCTTTTTGATTCTGACCGACCATTGAAACGATCGCCCGAACTGCCGCCATTTGAACCGCTTCGTCATCTGCGTTGTCGCGGAGGTATACGACTCGCTCGATTGTCTTTTGCATTTCCTCTGCTGGAATATCCCATCGATTGCGAACCGCCCGGTTGATCAATCTCGCCTCTTGTTTGGGTGTCATTACATTCCGGCCCCCTACCCCGGAGGAATCAGTTTCGCTATGTCCACCGCTCGCCCGCTTTCCGGATTGTCCGATTTTCAGATTTTTGAACGCCGGACTGTGTGTGTTGAAATCCGGAGCTTCCTTCGT